CCAAAGCATGTAGAACATTGGGACGATGAGAGTGATTTAGACCACGGCATCATCGTGACGCTTCGCTACGGGTACTCTTTTGAGCATCATCAGCATAGTGGCGTTATGGGATTCGACACTGCGCGTGACGCAAGGAACGCTATCAAGCTTGAAAACTTGTGGCGTTGCAATTGCGCCGAATGCGTCAAACACAAGGGCGCGTAAGCGCCCCACCGGGAGTAGCAGCCATGACCAGAATCGCAACCGTCAACAAAGCAATCCGCAAGCTCGACCCAACGGCCGAGCTGATCAAGGGTAAGGGCTACTTTTACTTCGATGGCGAGTCCATCGGAGGCATGAGCCCCAAGTGGGGCCGATCTAACTCGGTCTACGTCTATAAGGTCAGCGACCTCACACTTGAGCAGTGGGTTGGCTACTTCAAAGATTTTCAGTACTACGAAAAACAGGGATTTTGTTGAGGCATAAAAAATGGAAATAGTTGCTATTGACAAAACAACTGCAGAAAAGTTTGTGCTTGCAAAGCATTACAGTCGCCGTGCATCAATTTTTTGGTGCGCTTTTGGGATTGTTGAAAATGGACTAATAACAGGAGTGGCTGTATATGGCCAGCCTTCTGCAGCAATACAAAAACACGCTTTTCGTGAAAGAGACTTTCGCTTGTATGAGCTAAGTAGAGTTGTTGTCCAGTCAAAAACAAAAAATGCTGCCAGTTTTCTCGTGGGCAATAGTTTACAGCTTTTGGAACCAAAGCCGTGCGCAGTTGTGTCGTATGCTGACATGGAGCACAACCATTGCGGTATTATTTATCAAGCAACTAACTGGCTCTACACTGGCACAACAAAATCTCATGACAAAGCCTACGTTGTTGACGGCAAGCGAATCCATCCGATGACATTAAGAGACCGAGGCATCACAAGCCCGACGGCATGGGCAAAAGAGAATGGAATTGAAATGGTTAAGCCAGCAGAAAAACATCGGTATTTTTTCATGGTCGGAGACAAGCGGCAGAAAAAAATTATGCGAAGCAAATTAACGTATGATGTTATTAACGATTATCCGAAATGCAATGCTTCACGATATGACGACGGAGCGGAGGTAAAAATATATGCGCCAATGAGCTTGATATAATTAATAACGCAGTATAATCTTATGAGAAGCCGACCGGATTCCCCGACAGGCGTACTAACCGAGGAAAACTTATGTCAATGATACTGAAACGTAGCGGCCGCCTGACCGCCAACGGCGTCAAGCTGCTGGTCTACGGCCAAGCCGGGGCTGGAAAGACCAGCCTGATACCGACCTTGCCAAAGCCTGTGGTGCTGAGCGCAGAGGGCGGCCTGCTGAGCATTCAGGACGCAGATGTGCCATACATCGAGGTCAGCAGCATGGCCACATTGCAGGAAGCCTACCGCTGGCTGACCAGCAGTGCCGAGGCAAACGACTTCATGTCGGTGGCACTGGACTCAATCAGCGAGATAGCTGAGGTCTGCCTGAACACTGAAAAGAAGGCATCAAAAGACCCGCGGCAGGCATACGGTGCGATGCAAGAGCAGATGACGGACATTATCCGCGCATTCCGCGACCTGCCCGGCAAGCACGTCTACATGAGCGCCAAGTTGGAAAAATCGCAGGATGAAATGGGGCGTATGTTGTACAGCCCCTCAATGCCGGGCAACAAAACCGGCCAAGCACTGCCCTATTTTTTCGATGAGGTGCTTGCTTTGCGCGTTGAAAAAGATGCCGAGGGCAATACGCAGCGTGCGCTGATGTGTGACAGCGACGGCCTGTGGGTTGCCAAGGATCGGTCAGGCAAGCTGGCTGCGTGGGAGCCTGCTGACCTCGGCGCCATCATTGCAAAGATCGGGGGTGGCAAATGACTGGCCTACTGGATATGTCAGACGCCAAGCTGGCAGAGGCTTGGATTGATGCCAAGGAGGCAGAAAAGGCGGCTATCGAGCGCCGCCGGGCCATCGAGGATCATCTTGCGATGCGCTTTGAGGTGCCTGCCGATCTGGACGGTACCAAAAACGTCAAGAAGGCTGGCTACAGCTTCAAAGTAGTCGGCCGCCTGACCCGTAAGGTTGACAGCGACCTGCTGCAAGAGCTGGCTGCCGAACACGGCCTATCGGATCACCTCTCCAGCCTTTTCCGGTGGAAGCCGGAAATTGACATGAAAACGTGGCGGGCAGCAGACCCGTCAATCACTGGCCCACTGGCTGGCGCAATCACTGTGCAGCCTGGCCGCCCATCGTTCGCAATCACCATTGACACTCAGGAGTAATAAAACATGGCATATTTCGACACACCCATCAGCGTCGCCGATCTTCCACAATCCAGCGGTTATGACCTGCTGCCCGAAGGCTGGTACAGCGCCACGATTACCAGCGCCGACCTCAAGCCTACCAAAGCCGGAGACGGACAATATATTTCCATGGCGTATGACATTACTGGCCCGACGCATCAGGGCCGCAAGGTGTTCGGTAACGTCACGGTGCGCAACAGCAGCCCCAAGGCCGAGGAGATCGGCCGCCAGCAGCTGGGCGACATTATGCGCGCTGTGGGTCTTGCCACGGTGCGCGATACGGATGAGCTGATTGGCGGGCAGTTGTGCATCAAGGTCAGTATTCGCCGCGATGAACAGTGGGGCGACAAAAACGACGTGAAAGGCTACAAGGCCGTGAGCGGATCTGCTGCACCTGCGCCAGCATTTGCAACTCCTGCACCTGCGGCTACGCAAGCAACTGGAAAGGCTGCGCCGCCCTGGGCGAAGCGCTGAGATAACCTGCCGCATGGATGCGGCCATCCTTTTACAAACTACGGTAAACCTGCACATGGCAAAAATACCTGAACCGAAAAACAGCCTCGCAGCTTTGATTGATCTCCATCACGAGCAAATTTCAGAGCAGCCACGCGGGCACATGGGTTGCTCGCAGCTTGGCCATCCATGCGATAGATGGTTGTGGCTGTCGTTTCGCTGGGCAGTCATTGAAAAGTTTCCCGGCCGCGTCCTACGGATGTTCCGGCGCGGTCGGAATGAAGAGGCAATCATCGTTGATGACCTGCGTGCAGCAGGCATCACAATACACAGCACTGAAGGCTCTCAGAGCCGGGTTAGCCTTGGCTGTCATATCGGCGGAAGCATTGATGGGATTATTGAGTATGGCGTGCCAGAGGCACCGCAAAAACGCCACATCGTCGAATTCAAAACTCACAGCCTCAAATCATTTGAGGATTTGTTGAAGAACGGCGTTGCCAGTAGCAAGCCGCAGCACTGGACGCAGATGCAGCTTTATATGATGGGCACCATCATGGGAAAAGGTCTGGAATCACCTGGCATAGACCGTGCCTTGTATGTTGCGATCTGCAAAGACGACGACAGGATCTATACAGAGCGCGTTCGATTTGATCCTGATCATGCAAAAAATATATTCGAGCGCGGGAAGCGAATTGTGCTGGCGGATGAAATGCCTGCGCCTATCAGCACCAACCCATCATGGTACCAGTGCAAGTGGTGCGCGGCTCATTCATTGTGTCACGGCAAGAAGCCGACTGTTGAGGTCAATTGTCGCACCTGCATTCATGCAGTGGCGCAGGAAGATGGCACATGGTTCTGCGAGCGCCATCAGGAAGGCAACATCCCGCTCGACTACCAGCGCGAGGGCTGCAACGGTCACGTCCTGCACCCTGATCTGGTGCCATGGCAAATGATGGGCCCAGCAGATGGCGACAACTGCGATGCCATGTTCGAGATAAATGGCAAGCAGGTTAGGAATGGTGCTGGCGGCTACTCAAGCCGCGAGATATTGGCTAACCCTGATTTGTGCGCAGAGGATGTTCCTTTCATCAATACGCTTCGCAGCGAGATGGGTGGGAGAATCATAGGATGAGGCCCTACACACAAATGCGTCACTATCGCCATTTCAAGCGTGAGGATGCCGACGAGGTAAGGCGTCTGTACTTCTCGCGTCAGATGACGCAGAAGCAACTGGCGGCCAAGTTCGGCCTTAGCCAGTCGGCAATTTGTCGCATTATCAGCAACCATACATGGGCGAAAGTTAATGCTCCGTGACTACCAACAACGCGCCATAGACCAGCTTTATGATTGGCTATCAAAGCACCAAGGCCATCCCTGCATTGTCGCGCCGACCGGCTCTGGCAAAAGCCACATCGTAGCCGCCCTGTGCAAGGATGCGCTCCAGCAGTGGCCGGAGACTAGAATCCTGATGCTGACTCACGTTAAGGAACTGATTGAGCAAAACGCCGAGAAGATGCTGCACCACTGGCCGGATGCACCGCTT